TATCGTAATTAACAACTACCGAGATTTCGTTGCCAGAATCGGCACTCACCACGATATCGTTGTATGTGCCGCTAGGGATAGTAGCTTGCGTACCATATTTGTGAAGAGTTAGCCCGTCACTGTCAGATTTGAGAACCAAGCGAGATACTTCCAGCTGGTATTTACCACTTGTGCTGAGTGTTTTGTTGATTGTGTTGACGTATTCACCTTTAGACGCACGTTCATTGCTGTACAATGTGATATCGTATTTTCCTGTGTTACCGTTAAACTGAAAGAGTTTGATAACATTGATTCCTGTGCTATAATCGTCGGTAGGTTCTTCTGCGAAGTTGGTAATGATTGTTTTGATGGTGATATTGCTAGAAACAGTGAAGTTCATAGCAGGGTCAGCACCAGCGTATTGTTCAGAAACAGGCTGTGGCGCATTTGCTGGGAGTTTTGCAGTAATAGATACAATGTCTTTGTCGTATGCAACATTCCAACTAGCACTCGTTGCACTGCCCCAGCTGTAAACACTGCCATCATATTTCACAGTGATAGCATACACAACAATCTTGTCGTGCGTTGCATCACCCTTATCAGTGAATGTCATAGTCTTTACATTGCCGTTGTTGATATTCAGGGTTGCAGTAACAGCGCTCTCATTAGCTCCATACAGCACCCCCATAAACACCGTAGCAGTACCGCCAGCGCTCACACTCATAGGAATAGTCACCGTACCAGGAGCTTTCACATTCCACACAGCGGCGGCATCACTTTTGCCCACGAACGTCAGTGCAGTACCGGCAACCGCACCAACATCCAGTGCAAACGGAATAGCTTTCTTGCCGTTGTCAAGCGTAACAGCATCAGGCCGGTCACTGGTTTCCTGCACCCGGTAGAAACTACCCTTGTTGTCACCAACAGTAGCTTCACCTGTAGTCAGGACAGTGGTGTTGGCTTTCAGCGTGGTGTCAGCCTTCATCCTAGCAACGTTGTCATACGTTCCCAGGCTTGCGGCCTTGATTTCGGCAACACTCGTGCCGAAACTCTGAACAACCTTATCTACCTCACCCTGAAACTCGCTGTAATCATAGGGCTGGAACTCGAACGGCAGAGCAAACAGGCCATTTTCCAGAGCAACAGCCTTAGCAGAAGTCTCGTTGACCACCTGATAGAACGAACCGCCGCCGTCACCGATAGCCGCATTTCCACATGTCAGCAGAGTGTCACCCAGCTTAAGTGAGCGGTCAGCCACCATATTGGCCTTTGTGTCATAGCTGTGAAGAGTATCAGCATAGAACTGGTCAACAGCCTGAGTGTACGTTTCCACGTTCTGGTTATACTGATCCACGTTGGCCTTATACTGCTCAACGTTCTGGTTGTACTGCGTCACCTGAGCATTCCAGTCTGCGCTCTTAATCCAGAACTCAGTATTGGTAATCTCAGTGTTTGCAGGAACAGTTTTGCGGCTGACATAGCTCTGTTCATTGGTATAGACCACGCTCAGAGCGGCGTATTCGCTGGACTTATCCCAAGTGCCCATAAACTTAGGAGCATAACGAGCACCAATATACTTCTTAATAGCCATATTATTGACCCCTTTCATATAATAAACTGCCCACCCATTGAACCAGAACACCCGGTTCACCCTCCCTATAGGATTGAAGAGTGCCTATCACACGTCAAAGTTACTGTACAACTTCCGGTTGCCAGAGCAAGGCAAGTTTGCCATAGTCCTCAGAATCAGGGTTCATGTTTGTGTCAAAGTCAATGAAGTCCCAAGTGTCAGGAATCCAAGCAATGAAATAGCCGTCCTCGTTGATTTCAAACCAGACGTATTTCACAACCTTGGAAACCATTACCTGTAAGTTGTTGTCAATCCACGTTGCAAGAGCTTGTACATAAGTTTCGATATACTCACCGTTAATGAGTTTATTAACCTCATTATAGCACTCTTGAACCGTTTTGTTAAGCTGTTCAATTTTGGCATCAATGTCTTTCTGATAGTTGTTCTGCTGTGTAGTGATATCAGATTTGAACTGTTCATTCTCGTTGTTTACCTGTATTTCAAAAGCATCCAGCTTGTTTTGAAAACTGGTTTCAAGCTGTTCAATTTTAGTATCGTAGTCACCGTAGAACTCGATAATCTCATTGAACTGTTTAACAGCGCTGTTGTAGGTTTCCACAACTCGTGCAAGAATCTCATAATCGCTAGAGCCCGGAAGGAAAGTATTCAGGTCAAACTTACCCGGAATAGGAAGGAATGGCAACGGAGTAAGAGTAGTAAGCGGCATAGTGACACCCCCTTTTACAGATGGAAGTAGTCGAGCACCCACCTAAGCAGGGCGCTCAGGAATTTAGCCAGCGAGACTAAATCCATAAATATCACCCCTTTCAGGGCAGTTTAATCCAGCCTTCGACATGGTACTCCTGAGAAGCGGCAGTATCGGAACTCAGAGAAATGGTGATATCGTGGATGCCGTCAACGGAACTGACAGTATTCTTCACCGTTGCGGATGCAGTTGCTGCATGGTCGGAACTGGTGTTGTACCAATTCAGTTCAGCGTGCTTGCCTACATTGGGCATGTTCACACGCAGTACAGGACTGTTTGCTTTGACAATGCCGGAAGCAGTGAACACAGCATTTACGTGCAGTGCATCGTTCAGCAAGTAGGAAACATCGTCATTGATTTTGATTTTGCTGTCAGCAGACTTAATGAAGTTAACCATAGTTTTACTCCTTTACAAAATTCCCATGAAGCAATCTTTCAAACTGTCGATAACCTCTAAATCCAGATTGCGTACTGATTCAGAGTATTCTTTGAACAGTTCTGCGTAAGACTTGTTGTTCAAGCCAGACACGGTTCTGTTCCGGTTGTCATTGTGCTGTCTGTCTGCTGTGGTGTGTTCATCGAGTGTGGTTGTTTCTCTGCTGTTATAAGTGGTGGTATCTGTGCTGTTGCTGTTTCCTGTGTTAGTTCCGTTATTTTTATTTTTGTTAGCAGAGGAAGCATAGGTGTTATTTGCGATATCACTCTCAATGTTGAGCATCTGAGCAGGAGTGTCAGAATTAACATTGAGTGTGTAATCGTTATGTGAATTATTTTGTGTGCTGATATTGTTGGTAGTATCAATACCAGACCTAGCAAGTACATCAGTTCCAGTTTTCGTACCGTTATCCGAACTAGTACCGTCAGCTTTGATAATTTCAGTGAGAGTGCCGCCTGTGTAGAACTGCCAATTCTCAGCCATAGCGTCATACAGCATATTGAAGTAAGGCATCTTCTCGTTAAGTGTGTTGTTCAGGAAGAACTTAAATCTATCAGGTGGCAAACAGCAAATTTCGTTGAAGTAGTAGTGGTTAATGATTTTCTGGTTCAGTGCTTCTCTCCACGCCTGCATATCGCCAGCAGAACGAAGAAAAGACGGAAGAGGATAATCTTTCATGCCAATGTCGAACCCATCGAGAGTAAGCAGTTTGCCAAGTTCAACGGTATACGTTGCCATTATTCATCACCCCCGTTATCATCTCCACCACGAGCACGCACATAGGAGATGGTAGAAGCGTTTTTGCTGTACTTGTCACCGTCAGTGATGTAAGGTTCATTAGCCAGTCGAACAGATACGTTAAGTCCGAACATATCATTGATAAGTTTGCAAGCGTGTTCACGTTGAGACAGCCCAATGTTAGCAAGGGCATTTGCTTGTTGGTCGAACTGTTCCACTTCGTCAGTTACTCGCCGTTCACGTTTAAAGTCTGCCATACCGATACCAAGGAAAGACAGGTACTCATTGTACTTCGTAATCTTGATATCCTGCAACTGACCAGCAACGAACGGTGCATCTGTGCGGAGAACCATGAAACTGTTAGGGTCAAACGTGCCTTTCATTCCGTAGATAACAGGAGTGTTACCAGTGTACTTCTGATAAACGGCCTGTGCAGTCTGTTTCTGCTTGGTGTCAGTGAGAATTAGCACAGGTGTTTTCTGAGCACCAATGTTGATCTTGATAGTCTGGTCAATGTCGTATAAGTCCCGTGTGTAACGGATAGTAGTAAGGAAAGTCGGGTACATATCGGGTGTGTTTCTTATAAGCACACAGTCCTTCATATCGTATTCACGGAACGTTTCCACAGGGCTGATAGGTCTGATATACATAGGCTCATTGTAGAAGTTGATTCCACGAAGTGCGCCATTTAGGCACATATATCCACGGGTTGCGTGGTTGAAGAAAACAGCTTTACCGTAGGTGAACAGGCAATATTCGAGATATCGTTCATTCACACTGTCAGGCAGTCCTTCCCACTTAAACATTGTGCAAGCCAGAGATTTAAGACGAAAGTAGTAGTCAGCGTAAGCGGCGTGGGATGCTTCTTTGTCTGCGAGTTCGTTATCGTAATTGTACATTTGAATCACCTCTTAACCGAATATAGAGTTGATAAGCCAGCTAACACCAGCAGTGGCGAGAGCGCCTACAACATAGCCGACAGGGCCAGCAATAACAGCACCTATTTGCCCGCCTATCTGTGAACCAGCGATATTGATTGCAAGATTAGTTAAACCAGTAACAACCCAGTTAGATACGACTGGAACTAGATATTTTTGAACAACTGTGGTAGCGACTGTTGATACAACTTGAACCAGAACGTTTTTAGCCGCTTGCTCAATAGATATATCGCCTTTCATAACACCGCCAATCGACTGGCACATAGTGTTGATGATGCCTGGCACTAAGTCTGCGGCAATCTGGTTAAGTTCTGTGCTTTGTGAATGAGAACCAATATAGGAAGTAATTGCATTTGCTAGCGCATGAGCACCAAGTTCACAAACATAGTCGATTGACTGTCTCTTGGTTACTTCCAAGAATTGACCAGTGGCTAGTTTTACATCACCTGTTGTTAGTGCAGTAGTAACGGCTTGCCAGCCATTTGCAACAATAGTGTCAACATAAGAATCAAGTAGATTCAGAGTGTGTACACCTAGTTCAGAGTTGCGGTCAATCTTAGTAACGTCTACAATCCAGTCTTTTAGCTGTGATTTTGCTTGGTTAATTTCATTCTGTGCGGCTTGTTGTCCAACAGATATAGCATATTGAAGCAGGTTGTTGATTTTGTTTTCAACGTACCATATGGAGTTGTTTACAACGTCTGAGCAGAACTTGTTAAGAACTCCGCTGAAATCACCAGTAGTGAGAATATCAGTAGCATAGCCAGCGGCATTTGCTTTGATACCGTCCAACTGTGCTTTGACGTAGTCTTTAATAAGTTTTGCCAACTCGCTAGAAGGGTCAACGTTCTTTGCGGAAATGATTCTGTCGGCTATTCCATTCACTGTTTCGTTGAACTGAGATTCGGTAACAGTACCGTCCTCAGATGCCGCACCCTGTATTACTTTGATGTCAGCATCAGTAACGTAAGGGCTTTTGTGCATTTCAACTTGGCTGTAATGGTTTTCTGTGTAAGGAATACCCGGGAAATCTTTGATGTCGTTAGGGTTTACACTAAATTCATGACTTACTTTGCCGCCATCAAAGCTAGTGTAATCTGTGCGAGTTGCAGAAGTAAAGTAAATCTGGAAGTGAAGGTGATATCCGGTAGATTTTCCTGTGTTGCCTACTGTACCAAGTTGGTCACCTTGTGAAACCTTAGTTCCGATAGATGGGCCAATCTTTTCCATATGGGCATAACGAGTATAGTAGCAATTGCCGGAAGCGTCAGTTGTATCATCGTGACGAACTAGAACGGTGTTTCCCCATGAATCTGAAGAATAGCTCTGTACAACTGTGCCAGCTTTTACAGCGTAGATAGGTTTTCCAGCAATCTGACCTGGTGTTCCAGTAGTAAGGTCAATAGCAGGGTGAGAAGCACTGAAAGCAGTAGTGCAATACCATGTTCCAACACCTAGCGGATGAAACCATTCATCAGTACTGTAAAAACCAGTAACGTTATTTTGTGCATTACTGCCACCAGTTCCGGGCGAACCAGCAGTCACTTTGATTGTTATATAGTCGTGGTTATTGGCAACAAAGTTATTGGAAGTCAGCCAAGGGTTCAGCTGTAATAGCGTTTGGACTGGTACGCCGCACATTGTTGAAATCTGCTGAATATCGTCCATCCATGAACCAGTATACTGCACTTTTAAGGTAGCGTATACAGCATTGCTGGCAGTTGACGCAGATTTAAATTCTTTTAGCGTTTCTGCCGCTGAGTTTGCCATATAATCACCACCTTACACAATAGCATTGTTTTGTCCGAAGTTTCCGTATGTTGCAGTGTAAACCCAGAAGAATATGCCGTTATTGAATGCACGCTTGATAATGTTCATATCATCGTCTGGGAAGTTACCGCTGGCATTCAATCCATTGGTTTTGATGTAAGTCCAGCTTGCTCTAGCATGAAGGTTGATTGCTCTGTATTCGCTCTGTTTGTAGCCGTAAACGGTGAGAAATTTGTCAATCCGTTTCAAGATATCGAGAGGTGGGGTTTTGAACCCATAAGATAAAGCAGTCTTTTTGCCAGCTATATAAATGTTGCTTTGTGCAACTCCACCAATTGCGGGAGCATTGTAATTTTCAGAAATAGCTGTTAAATCTTGAGTTATTTCATCAATGCCAGCTTGAATTTGCCCTGTTTCACGAGCCGCATTAAGGACAGTGGATGCACCAGATATTCCTTGGCTAAGTGCGCTTCCAACATTTCCCTTTGCCCATGTAAGTGGGTTTGCTAAATCTACGCCAGCGCCAATGACTTGTAATGCACCGCCAGCACCGCTCAACGCTCCTTGATATAGGTTGTAACGCCTATTTTCTTTATTGCGCTGTACCATAATTGAATTTGACGCATTGTGCAAGTTGTAGTCATTCTTGTACTGATTATACCCCCATTGGCTTTCAGGTATTGATACAGCCATTGACATTGATGCAATGTTAGTGTTGCTGTAATTGGTGATAATAAATCCAACTAAACCGGACGTATCATCAACAACTATTTTACCATTGATGTTATTGCCAGATATATATTCTGGGTTGAACTCAATCTCCTGTCCCATCATCTGGGCATAAGCCGTAAGGAAAGCGCCAGACAAAAGTTTTTTGTTTACAGGAGTATAGCTAACGCCGTTAGCATCAATGTGTGTAGGGTGTTTTGCATAAGCGATAGTTGCATCATGGTTTGCGGGCCATTGCTGGATTTTGGTAACGGCTGTTGCTGTGCCATTTTTTACATATCCATTTAGCAAGCTTGTAAGAGAAGCATTGTCATACTTTTTTCTGACAGCTCCAGCACCGGAAATAAGGCCGTTTAAGTCAGTAGGTGGAAGCGGATTTCCGGTATAATCGGTAGTTGCAAATACAGTAACCCAGTCAGGTTTCAAATCCTGACTGCCTACCTGATAATAGCCGCCGTTTCCTGTACCGCTGAAATCCTCAGGCACGATATTATCTCCGGCAACATCAGTATCACTGTGACACCTATCAACATAGCTGTCATAATATGTGATATCGAAGAACCAAGTCTGGATAACGTCTGTGCTGACGTACAGTCTTACGGAGCTGTTGCTTGCCCACTCGATTCTATCAATGAAGGCATAGAACCATTTATTGGTAAAGTTGTTGTTCTGGTACATGATGTAGTTGCAGTTATACAGCAAGTCCACTTCACCGTCCACAACAATAGTGTTATTCTTTTTAATGTACTGAAAGTTATCGTAGGTTTTAATCGTTCTTCCTAAGAAGTAGGAAGTCTGTGCTTCTCGATTAGGAAACCACAATGTGTTTCTGTAATCACTCTCTAGCGGAGTGTCGAGTAGCCTTAAAGCAGTTGTTGGTGTAAACATAATTTGTACCTCTCTTGCCCCTGTCCCGCCCTCACTGGTCTAAAGCTCAACCAGCTACCGTAAGAGAGAAAATTATGGAGCAGTTACGTTATGAAGATTACTCTTCGATGAATGCCCACGCATTAGCAAACGGACTGCAAGCCATAGTCTCCCAGTGATGCAGGAAGTAGGTGCGGCTCAGAGTGCTTGCATTGTACGGGGTTTCGGCCATCTGGAATCGGTTGTCGTGGGTGCGCAGGAAGGTGTTGTCTGCGATGATTGCCAGCGTCTTAGCGGCATTACCAGTATCACCAAAGCTGTCAACCATAACCTGACGGCCAAGGAAATCAGCCTTGCTCGTGTTGAACGCCTTAGCCAGAACTTCAACGTCAGTGAAGGCGGCAACGTCAGCACGAACCAGAACGCTGATGCGGTCAGGAGAAGTCCAAGTGGTAAGGGGAGTTGCGTTTTCAATGCCCTTAGCTTTAGCCATCTTCTGATAGCAGTTGTACTTGGTAGAGGGGAACTGGAACTGAAGGTACTTAGCACGCAGGTCGGTGATAAGGGTTTCAGCAAAGGCCCGGTGGTCAGTACCAGCGGCCAGAGAGGTTTTGTTGATGTTGCCATCGTTGATAGCCTGACCAACGACACCCTTCATCAGCTTAAACTCGTCAATGTTGTCACCACTGGTCAGGGTGTTCAGAATCATCGAGACGAAGTTGTTGAAGGTATCGGCGTTGGTGAAAGCTCCAGCCAGAACGGCATCATAGACAGTAACCTTGTACTTGTCCTGCCGGTTGCGGCGGTAGTACACGGTCTTAACGTCAGGAGAAGCAGGAGACAGAACGTCACTCATTGCAGAGCTGTCGTAGGGTGTAGCAACAGCGGGGTTCGCAATGCTGTCCTGCACGTCAGTGCCGTAGGGGATATCAACACCCTTGAAAATGCGAAGGGGGTTGTCATATGTCATGTTGTGCGCTTCCTGAAACAGAATGCGGTTCACCAGACCATTGATGAACTCATTCATAAAGGGAGTGTGCTGCATGATAGCGCCACCAGTTGCCTGAAGAGTGGCATTGGTAGCAAGCGGGATGTTATCTTTCAGCGTGGAACTAGTCTCAATGACTGCGTTCACAATGTCGATAGCAGTTGCCATATTTTGTCACTATCCTTTCTAAATGTTTAGCCCTTGAGATTAAGTCGGCCATTGGTAAACAGGCGGTTGATAGGGTCTTTGTCCTCTTCCGGGCGAACACCCTGCTTTAACTGTTCATCAGGAACAGTAACACGAAGGAATAGATTCATGTTATCTTCTTTCAACTTCGCATTTTTAGCGGTGAGTTCATCCACACTGCGCAGAGCGGTCGCTTTTGCGGCAACCTCTTCACTGAAACCAGTGGTCAGTTCTGCCAAGATGTTGGTTACTTCGCCTTGGTCTGCGTTATCGCCCAAGTGCTTGATAAGCTCCTGTGTCCTGGCATTGAAATCGGCAAGCTCCATAATTTGCTCCTTTCAAGTATTTAAGTGTGAGGGTGACAGTAGAACTGTCTGCTGGCAAACCAGCAACGTTATTTTTGTGTTCGTCCGTCCCACCGTGACTTTCCCTCTCTTACATCCACATGAACAAAGGTGTTGTACAAACCAAGTCCAAGCGAATTAGGGTATTTAGAATTGAGCCACGAGTACAGCTTGAGCGGCGAAACACCTGAGATTTTAATATCTGCGGCGTTTCCAAACACATGCTGTGATTTAGGGCTAGAATTTTTAAGTGAACTGTTGTAAGCTACTGTGCGATATGCTGAGTTGATAATAAGTGGTTTGTTGTAGTGGTTACGGATAATTTCAAGAAGTTCAAGAAGTGCTTTGTTTAGCACAATGACACGTGATAAGTCAGAACAGCGAAACTCGTGTGCTTTGAAATGAGGTGACAACTGTTCATCGGGGTTGAGTGTGTAGTCGAAAACATAATAAGCTTTAGTTTCCATAACGACCACCTTAATTCCGTTTCCAGATATTAACTTGATATATAACACCACCATAGTTTTCATAGTTAGTCTGCAATAAACTCCACGACCCGCCTAAATGATTAGCAGGGTTGTCACTGCCAATTGTATTTAAGTAACACCCACTATAAAAACTTGGGCCTGTTTCACCTCGTGGCCCTTGTGGGCCAGTCTCTCCCTGTAAACCTCTTGGGCCTACTGGGCCAACCTCACCTTGAGGGCCAACGTCACCTTTAGAGCCGGGGTCACCCTTTGGGCCTTGAATACCCTGCTCACCTTTAGGGCCTACCGGGCCAACAGGCCCTTGTTCACCCTGTTCACCTTGTGGGCCAGTCTCACCCTGTAAACCTCTTGGGCCTTGAATACCCTGCTCACCTTTAGGGCCTACCGGGCCAACCTCACCTTGAGGGCCAGGGTTGCCTTTTGGGCCTTGGATGCCCTGTGGGCCATTTACACCCTGTGTACCTCTCGGGCCTTGTGGGCCTTGCGGGCCAACTTCACCTTGTGGGCCTTGCGGGCCAGCTGGGCCTTGTACACCTTGAGGGCCTTGTGGGCCAGCCGGGCCGGGCAGACCAATGAAATCACCGTCTCGGATGCCCTGTAACAAATCATTCAGAGCAGACTGCGCTTTAATTGCCGATTCATTAGCAATCTTAGCGGCGGCTTTTGCCGCTTCTGCTTCTGCATTGATTTCTGCTACTAGCTGTACCCAAGCAGGAGACGCTGGTTCAGGTGTTGTGCCATCCTCAACACCAGAGTTCTCACTTACAATGTAAGGTATATCAGCTGTGGTAAGAGCTTTCATGCCATCAGTGCCCTCAATTGTGATAACACCACCAACCGTAGTAGCGGTAATCAAAGCGGGCACATTGACGTAATCACCTACAAACAGCTGTGCTGGCGGGTCTTGTTTATTTGCTGTGTGAAAGAAAGCTCTTACAGTGAGGTTTTGCCACACCTTAGAGCGAACAATGTGTAGGCGGTAAATGTTAGCGTTCTTCTGATAGCCAAAGTAGATAGTGTTGTGCCATTCGGTGGGATAAATTCTAACCCCGCCGTTGTCAGAAAGCAGTAGCTCAACGTCAACCATTGTTCTCACCTTCTTTTTTGTTCAGTGCAGACAGGAACGGCGCAACCAGTTTAACCAAGTCGGGGTTAATCTGACCAAGATTCTCAAGCACAGAAATAGCTTCCGTGATGATAATCAGAGTGCAGATAGTTGCGGCGGCAGGTAAATTGAAACCCATGTTCACATAGTTCATAGCATAATCAGCGAGATAGCCGAACGCAATGAACAAGATAAAACTGGCTTTCTTGTAAATTCCTTCCCTTGCCTTTGTGGAGTTCAACTCTTTGTTTTTGACAGCTTTCAGCACTCCGGTGAAAACGTCAATAACCATAAAGGCCAGAGCGAGTTTTACTTCCACTGGAACGGAATAGACGGCATTCATAAGCTCACCCCCTTTCCGGTCTAGCTTCTATAATTATTATACCATAGGTAGTTGAAAAATGGAAGTAGGTATGATATAATTATTTTAGAGAGAAAATGTTCCATGTGGAACAAATAGTAATGATTCCTAACAAGGAGCTGAGACAATGGGCGACTTCTATGACGGCACAAAGTTGCTGTCTTTGATGGACACGAACGGCAACAAGCCAGAGATTTATATGTGTACCACCAACCGTTCTGGCGGTAAGACTACTTGGTTCAACCGGTATTGCGTCAAGCGCTTTATCAACTACAAAGAGAAGTTCATGTTGCTGTATAGGTTCAACTATGAGCTTGATGGGTGCGCTGACAAATTCTTTAAGGATATCGGCGTTTTGTTCTATCAGGGACACGCAATGACTTCTCAGCGCAGGGCCGCTGGCATTTACCATGAACTGTTTCTTGACGGTGTTCCTTGCGGATATGCTGTAAGTATCAATGCGGCAGACCAGATTAAGAAGTATTCTCATTTTTTCTCAGATACCAGTCGAATGCTCATGGACGAGTTCCAGAGCGAGACAAACCATTACTGCGCAGATGAAGTAAAGAAGTTCCGGTCTATCCACACTTCTGTTGCTCGTGGTCAGGGCGCTCAATCTCGGTATGTTCCTGTCTATATGCTGTCTAACCCTGTTACCCTGCTTAATCCTTACTATGTTGCAATGAATATCAGCTCACGGCTGAATGACAACGTAAACTTTCTGCGTGGAGTTGGCTGGGTACTCGAACAGGGATATGTCGATGCCGCTTCTAAGGCTCAAGCTGAATCTGCTTTTAACAGTGCGTTCAGTGGCGATACATACGATGTGTATTTGACACAAGCTGTGTACCTGAACGACAGCTCTGCATTCATTGAGCGCCCTAATGGCGCTTCTCGTTACTTGGGTACAATCCGCTACATGAACAAGGAATACGGGTTGAGAGAGTTCCCAGACACAGGTGTTATTTACTGTGACGATAAACCAGACTTGACTTACAAGTTCAAGCTGGCTGTCACAACAGACGACCATAGAGTAAACTATGTTATGCTCAATGCGTATAAGATGTTCACAGACCAGATGCGATATTTCTTCGACCGTGGCGCTTTCCGGTTTAAGAATCTGCAATGCAAAGAAGTTATCTTGAAAGCGCTGTCTTACTAAGACAAGTTCACGAAGTGAACAAAACAAATCTGCGCTATGCGCAAACTTCTGTCGCATGAGCGTAGCTAATTAACTTATCCCTCTGAGACAGTACCACCGATACAGGCGGGTTTTGCAACGGCGATGAACCGTCCGCTATGTAGTTTCGTATCTGCAATGCGCTTTGGTGCACCTCAGAGACAGGATATAGAAAACCCCTCTTGCCGTTCCGTTAGGCTCGACTTGAGGGGTTTGTTTTATTCATTTACAACCAGAAAGCAGTCTACTGGCTCAACACTTATATTGTGGTTAAAATATTGAACCTTACCTGTTTCAAGTTTAATTACCATGCTATTCCAGTATCTATCACTTGGCATTATCACCATGTACAATGCACTGTTAATATGACAAACATCACCGGGTTTTAAGTTTTTTATAAAATCAGAGCGTCTTTCTTTTTCTTGATGAATAATCTTCATATTACCACCTCAAAGATAACAGAGCCGCAAGAATCAACAGTGCATTACAAATATACACCGACTTGTCAAGTTTATACTTGTATCTGCACACCGTGATGTAAATAGAGTAGGATGCCGCAATTGCAAACACGATAACTTCGCTCACTTTTTATTCTCCTTTTCTTTAGTGTACCACAATGTGAACCCTGAGCCAGCAATTATTGCTGTGAACGTCTTATTGGTGTCAATATGGTACATGAAAACTTTAGACCTCAGCATATCATTGGACAGCGATGAAACTTTGATTGCACCATCGTTGATGCCGGGCAGATGCACATACTCTCTGTTAAGAGAATATGCAACATACATGAGTGAATTTTTAGACAGGCATTTTCTGTCATAGTTCTCTCCGGGGATACGGATTAACAGGTGCTTCTTTTTGAGCTTTTCTTCTGCCGCTCCTTTTGCATAAGGGATAATCCCATTACCCATTCTGAGTTCCCCCTTGCTGTAAGCACTCACCAGCGTTTACCGCTGTCACCTTGTGAAAGATAAACCAGTCCTTGGGTTCAGGCTGATAGTGCTTGATGTGATATTTGCAACTGACACAATCACAACCGCCTGTGCGTTTGTCGTAGGAATGGACACAAATTTTATGCAACTCTATCATACCTTTATACCTCTTCTTTCTCAACCGCTGTTGTCCCATATACACTTGCTGAAACTAACTTGATGGCTTTCGCTTTCTTAAAGCACTCAGCATCTTTTGCAGGTAACCATTTAAGCCACCTTCCACAAGTAGAACAATATGCACCAATATGCGTCCCACGAGATAAAGCAAAGAAATCTTCTCCGCCACATACTTTACAATAATTACCATTGTATTTCATTTTGTTTACCCTTTCAGAACAATCATAACTTTGTCAAATGCACCTCTGGTAGCAAGGAACTGACCATCAGGCTGAATAGCGGCAAATACTTTAACAATGCTCTTATCATATCGCCGCCACTTGTCCCTCTCACTGAACTTGAATGTGTCAAACTCGTCCTCACCGTCAAAGGAAAGATGCACCTCTGTGTGCTCGTCAATGTCACACCACGCATACCAAAGTTCCTCTAGTGTAATCATCTTACGCACTCCCTCACTTGGATTCTTACTTTGTCTTTACGAACCTCAAATGTGCTCACATGAAGGTTTCTGAACTGGTTCTTCATTGGGTCAAACCTTCCACGATACAGGAGCGTGAAGAAACTCCACAACTCGAACTCTGTTTTCCAGCCGCAGTTCTGGCAGGACTGATAAAATTCTTCGATAGTCATTTGAAATGCACCTCACAATCCATAATACAACCTGTGAAATCGAGTTCTTTAATCCAAAGGGTTGCTACCTGAGCGCCTTTGTATGACTTGGGAATATCGGGCCAGCGGCAACCAGCTCGAATTAAACCAGAACTACTGTATAAATCAAAGCGTGCGTCTCCTGCAAAGAATAAAGTTGCATACAGGTCTTTAAGATTTGAAAATTTTCTTGTCATTATATCACCTCATTTCAAAATAACTAACCATCTCTTTACAGCGCAATGGTTTACTTCAATTGGATATGCCATCCAGATTTCACTGTCTTTATAATATCGGATAATATCACCAAAATGCCTGTTCTCGGCAATAAGACCGCCGCCTAGTTTTGTTATAGTAAAAACAGCGTGATTATCTGTGTCAACGCAGGTTCTCAATTCTAGCAGTATCATTATATCACCTCATTGTAAAATCAGTATCAACCAGCAAAACACCACCCTTAATTCTTCTTGGAAGCAATTTACCGGGAACTGTTAAACCTGTCTTGAAATCTTTGAATGTGCGTGTTTTACTAAGAAATGTAATCTCTTCTGGCGTAAGTTTAGAATCAGATAGTGCTTGTTCCTCATTTCTTGGGTTTATGCCGTTCTCAATGTCCTCTGCAACTTTGTTGTCAAAGGATTCTGCAAACAGGTCTTTGCACTTTTTTGGCATTCCTGCACATTTGATATTGTAGTAAGGGTTCTCTATAGGCTCTAAGTCCTCGGCTACAACGTGCTCAATGTACGTCTTTTGTCGCACAAACCATCCGATATCCCAGCTCGATTCTAGCTTCCAACAGCAGAAATTTGATGGGTGCACCGTAATGCCTTTTAACTGCTCAGGCGGCAGGTCACAGTGTATACTGTCTGTGTCGGCGTAGATAAACCCTGGCTTGTCCTTTCCATAATAATTTTGTTGAGCCGCCCGAATGGTAAAGTTGCGGGCATAACTAGTGATAGCTGAACCAACTGGAATGTATCCTGGTTTTTTGTCATTTTCGTCCACCTCGTAGAATCCAACAGAACCATCATCTTTTTCAAATGCAACCTTGAAAGAGCTGTTCATGCTAGATGCCATTTTTCCGTATAAGTTGTTTAGAAATAGTTTTGCAAGTTGTCTCATAGCGCCTTTGCTTGTTTTTTTGATTGCGGCATACTTGTCAATGTACTCGTCAAACAGGCCAATTGTTGAATCAAACTCACAGTAATCAAGTAGTTCATAATCGACTAGATTGTAGTGTTCACGCAGTAGAATGAAATCTGTCTGGGTTAAGGTCAGTTCAACTCTTGTATCGTGCAAGTTGCCGTCAATGTCATAATACTCTGAGCGGGGAATGCCATCTTTACCTACAATATCTGAGCTTTCCAGTGCTTCTGTTCCTTTGTACATCCAAGAGCCTTTAATCTGTACAAAAGGCAACTTACCTGGTTTCAAATAGAACCTGGTCTTAATGCGGAAGAAATAGAACTTTCCGTATTCCCATAGCTTTTTTGGCTTTTCTGTCGGCTGAAACCAGAAAGGGTCATATTTAATAGGACAATTGTATGCGTCCCAGATATCACCTTCGTTTGCTTCAACATGAATGAACTTAGGCTTGCCAATAGGATAATCTGAGCCAGATTCAGAGTGCATTACAGATGGATACAGACTGTTCACATCTGCCGTAACACCATTCCGATACTCCTTGCACTCTTTTCCTTTCACCAGATAACACCAGCCACCTTTGTACGATTTATGAATCCATTCACCAGCTGTGCTAGAACCATAAACTTCTGGGTCAAGTGGTATTTTGTACAGGTCTGGGAACAGCGTGCTGTAATCGTCTCCGACTGTGTGCCCCTTCTTGAACTCGTCCAAACAGCACGAGCCGATTGTAAGTTTCTTGTGGCCCTCTGAGAACATAAATTCAAGTGCTTCTTTTATAACTAGAACGTCATTTGCAATGTACTTTAGTTCTTCTTGAGATATAGGGCAACCGGCATATCTGTTCCCTTTATACTCCATATCTAGTTTCTGGTGTTTGGTCTTGAAACTGATACCTATTTGTTTCAGGCTGAATGGCAGTAGTTTAAGACTGTCTTTAAGTTCAATGTAGTGTCCATTCACTTTGATAGTCATAGTGTACCATTGGCCCATGTCTGAGATAACGTATTTGAACGACCTGTCAGGCATTTCCCAGTTCTTTTTGAACTTTCCGCCTTTCTGGTCTGGTGACGGGTCAAAGGCTTGCTTGAATTTGAGGTCGTAGAGTAGATACGACAACCAGAAGTTTCCATCAAATTTGAGGTTGTGGAAGTATACCACAATGTTCTCGTCCAGTGATACATAATACTCATACAGCTCACCAATGGAATGGAAAACCATAACGTCCTCAGTCCACAGTTCAACACTAGCGGCACTCCACACCTCAGTCGCTGTCTGTTGTCTCGTATTCTCTTCAACTGTTGTCTCAAAGTCAGCACTGAAAGTTCGCCACTTTTCGGAACGTGACATTAAATATCATTCCTCATTATCATAGTTGAACTGCCCTTCAATCACGTCTTGCATATCACTAATTCTATGTCGTATAACACCTGGTTGTCTATCACTCGGCATAAAGATTTTGAGCACAGTTTGCAAGGCGCTTGCGGCATTTCCAGCATAACCAATAGCGGCTATAATGGATGCTTCTTGTAACTCAGTATAGTTATCATTTATACGCTGTGCAACCGCCTGTACACCTTCTCTTGCGACAAGAGCCTGTAAAGCGGCACGCATTTCATAGATGTTCTGACGGTTCTCTTCAACCATCTTTTCTTTTCCGTAATCTCGATCGCCCCTGTAATCTGGTGCATCCCAATTTACGTGCATAGTTCTCCACCACGATTCATCAATAGCAGATGTGGGTGATTGAATAACATCAGTCAAAAACTGCTCAAATTCACCGTATGCCTTCAAGTCAACAAAGGACTGTGCAACAGTTTCAGCTGTGTTGTCAAGCATAACCTCTTCTTGCCTAGCTGGCTTTGCAGGTTCTCTGTAAATAGGACTGCTGGCATAACTAGCATACCGCTCTACTGCTTTTTCACCAGAAATAGGGATTCCCTGTGCATTTTCAGCGTACACATAATCTTGAACCTTCTGAGGGTCACTTGCTATTTGTTGCATTCTCTGCACATCTCTCAAGCGATACTTGTCAAGCTCAATCAAGCGCTGTATCTGTGGTGTTACTTCTGCTGTGCCACCTTCTGCACGCACTTCCTGAATATACTGATTCACCTTGAGCAACAACTGCTGTTTGGCATTTGCCAGCTCTCTTGCGTGCATAGCAGCTACTTGTTGGCGATGATTCATAATTTGTTCATCTCCTTTATAAAACAATCCCGGCCAGTGAATTGGCCCACCAGCCGGGAACTGTAAGTGATTTTATTTAAGAAGAACTTCGCCTTTCTTCTTAATTAGTTGTTTACCTGTGTGATTAACCAACAACCACACAGTCGATGTAGTCACGTCCGTTCTTGGAAGTGCCAGTAGTGACCTGAATCTTGTGGAACTCTTCGCCGAACTGACCGAAGGTTGCCACGGCGCTCTCAAAGGAGCGGCAGAATGTTGCGGAGTTGGTGCAGTAGGCAGTACCGTCAACGGTAGACAGAGCCAGCAGGGACATTTCCTTGCCATCCTTGTCAGGCTCAGTGTACAGCACCCACTTGTCCAGCTCAATGGTCTGGCCCTTGATATCGGTAAGCTTTTTGCGCTCAGGGGACTGCACGAGCTTGTACAGGTCGAAAGCGGATACAACGTTATCGGACTTGGAAATGATATTCATAGTAATACTCCTTACTTGTTATGTGTTTGTTGAGTGGATAAACTTACTGTGCGTTCTCGTCAGACTTCTTCTGACGCTTGCCGAACTGGGATGCTTCCTCAGGGGTGATATCGGTTTCCTCGATAACATCGGCGCTGTCAAACCACTGGGCGGCAGTCATGCCATAGGTCTTGACCTTGCAAGCCATAGCAGTAACAGCAACCGGGTTGAACTCGTCATTTTCCCATACCTTCTGAACGGCCTTGAGTGCGGCAGAGTTATCAGCAAATGCACCCTCAAGAGTGGCAGTCATATCAACCACTTCAAAGGTGTTCAGGTTGACGGCCTTGACAGTAGCAGTGGTGACGATGGAACGGCGGGTGATAGAATACTTGCGCATGATGAATACTCCTTTGTTTTGTGTTGTGTTGAAGCGTCTAAATTAGGAAATGGAAGTTATCTCCCACAATTATTGTACCATATCTGAGTACAGATTAACATGGACTTTTGTTGCATTAGGGATAGAGATTTTATACGTCCAAGTTATAGTACTTTTCGATAAGATTGCCAAAAATTTAACAATCTGGTATTCCCAACTAAGGAGGGACTTTTAACAGTTTCAACATAGTTTCCAACATTCCTTTCTCGTGGTAATTTCCACGTTAGTACCCTGTACCGTAGTACAGGATACCGGCCTAGAAATTACAGGTCAAACAGTAATTCGGCTTTTCGATATGTGAAGTGTTCCAACGGATAATTAGAACCGAACTTGACAAGCCAGATAGGCAAACCCTCTTCCAATAGGTAGTTCATAGCGTCTGTTGGCGATTTAAACCGGTTCTCAATATCTGGATAGAACGCCACATCGGGCTCAGCAAATACACGAGTATCCATTGTATAATAAGTGTTCTGCAACTGTTCAGCAGAATACTGGGTCAGCAAGTACTTGTATACCCGGTGGGCCAGCTGTGAACCATTAAGGCGTGCACTCATTTTGCAGAATCCCCCTTTGCATCCATATATCCATCCATGTAGTGCAAAACCTCATCCAAGTCTTTCATCGGGTTTGACGGAGTAGCAGTCTCAACTGCTGAACGTGCTACCGAAAAAGCATTGTACAGCGTGCGCAACTCAGAATCTTTGTAGTTATTGAGATACAACATAATCATATCACAGCCATCCTTTCAGAGTTGCATACAGGTACAGGCCAAAGCATACAGCAACAGCCGCTAAAATAGGTGCGATACACTGGAAATGATACAGAGACATTTTTCATGCCCTCACTTTCTCGTGGTAATTCCCACGTTAGTATCATGTACAGTGGTACAAGATACCGGCCTAGGAATTACAGATTGCATTTGCTCATATCATTAAATGTCAGTTGTTTTACGAGATAATAACATCCGTATTGCTTTGCATACATACAAGCGGCGGCACACGCTCTACCGTATGAACTATAAAGCCGTTCAATAACAGTTATAGGGTTCTTGCTACTGTAATAGAACAATACAATACGATACCATTCTTTATTTTTCATAATTGTACACCTCTTCAATATATTTTGGCTTGCCATCATCAGCGTAAAAGTTGCCATCTTGTGCGGAAACCGGTAAACCCGGTGTTTCGACTTAATAGTGGAACTTCTTTCCGTTATTCTCATACCACTGCGCAGAATCAGCAATATAATACAGCAAATGTGTAATATTAACAGTATGGTCAACCACATCAGAATAAAGTTTCTTCAAATCGTAATACCAATTCTTCCCTAAAAACTCAGTGGTGAACCGATTGACGTGCCGGGCCGTTGTGCGACTGCAATCAACAGGATAAAGAACTTTCAACTCAACGTTTGCATACTTGTCAATGGTGAAACGGATAATCGGAGTGCGGTACGAAACAAGAGTGATTGCAGAAAGCCTACCGGCCCACGAGCACCCGTCAAATGGAATACGTTCAATCTCAACATGACAGTTTGCGGCGGGCATGGAACGCATTTTGTAACTAGTAGTCATAATAGTACACCTCTTCAATGTTACTTGTGTTCGTGGATATCCCCACGTTAGAACCCTCAACAGGGTTGAGAGTTCAGGCCTATGGATATCAAGCAAGGTCAACGATGATAGATTCTCTCCAACAACCGCATTCTTTGTCCCATCCCTTATAATCTATGCGCCATTTGCGGCCGTTGCGCAAGTTATAAGAACCAATGATATAGCCATTTTGCCCCCAAACATACATATGGCCGCAATCAAACGACACCCTGCCGACATCAATCAACTGGCAAATCAAATCCATCCGGTTGAACACGGTGACGGTGATAGACTGATTGTACTTTCTCATAATAACATCTCCTCAATGTCTCTCTTGTGATTCAATTAGTGGTTTCTTTCCACATTTATTGTATCACATTTCTTGTTGTTTGTCAAGGGTTTTCTTTGAACCTCTGTTTTGGACTTCTCTATGCCGTTCCATCTGGTTCTCTGTTGTTCCCTCTTTCATTGTCTATATTATACCACTGTTGTGGTACAATGTCAACA